TGAATTTTAATTACTTTAAAGGTGATTTAAATCATCGATGTGGGGTCATAAATGACCTAGACATCGCGAACCCTGAGGGGTTCACACCCTCGCAAGAGGGAATACAATATTATAGTACTAACTTGTACGTAATTTGGATTTTCAGAGTAATAGACGCTTGGAAGGCTGTAAAGGTCTCTAAGCGAATGCATGAGAAGATTAAGGAAAATGGAGAAATACAGGTAGCTATCTTAGATGTGCTATCGAATAGAGATTTTGTGGACAGAGGAACTCACTTGCATGAATGCAAATGCGGATCTTACTACTTCCATAAGCATAAAAGAGGGGGACCAAGAGATATAGATCATGGACTGGATGCTTTTCAGTGTGTAAATGATGGTTGCGAAAATTATTACGGTAATGTGGCAGATATGGAGCAGAACGTTAAAGTTTATATAAAGGTTGGCAACAACCCTATTAACTTTTATAACTGCGCCATGGAGCTAGTTAACTTCAAAAATGGGCACATCACTACACATAGAATTACATTCGAAGATAATGATATTATCAAAAAAGGTTATCCCGGAACAGCAATAACTAAAGAAATTAGTGGCGTATCGCCTCATCCACATCCTTTGGGCCAAAAACTCAGGGATATAGGTGAGACTCATATGATGAACACCATATCAGAAAATAACAAAGAATTCTTCAGAATAGGGATAGGAGACAACTTAAGACGTAATTCAGTAAAAGGGATTAAGGGGTTTTCTATCAATAAGATTCTGGATCAAACTGATGTGGAGAGACAGCATAAGTATTTGATTGATAATAAATTATCTTTTGGGGTCGATTATTGTTACTGCGGTGCGTCATCACGGATTTGTGACCACGTAGTCAATAGATTGTACGGAGATAAGAAGATTATATTAACAGCTGTCGATAGTTATTACTATAAAGGAGTTGAAGAGCTTATAACGGAAGTGATGGGTATGCGGAGCAATGCAGAGGCGTATGTGTTATTTGGTACTTTTTCTAGTGGCTTCTCAGGTAAGTCACTTAATGGAGAGGCTATTTTAATAACGACAAAAGACAGTGTGAAAATGGCAGTGAATGGCAATGACAGCATATACAATCATGACCACCCAAGTTTTGGTGGCATGAGGATTTATAGAGGTAATGAGAAATCTTCTAACTATATTAACACCAGCAACAATACTTACATGCGGTGTTTGAATTTAGTTGAGGTAGATGACAATTATGCTTACGGATTATATGTCATAAAACCATACACTTACAAGCCAGCCAATTTGAATTATTTTGATCTATTGGCTATATCAGAACAACAAAAGCTCGAAAACGATGAAATATCTAGGAATAAGCTGAATATTAAAAAATTTGGTGATGTAAAAGGAGATTATATAAGTTCCTTATTGGAATGGTACCAAGGTTGCAAAGTAGGCGCGATTGCCACTGCGCACCTAATCACATTGGAAGGCAATGCTGGGTTTATAGAATATGAACAAAAAATTCATGTTTTTTATGAAGCCAACATTACCAGCTCAATAGATTATATTGGACACGCCGATATAAAGCATAAAACATATATCTCTATGTCTGACTTGAATGGGCTTATTGCGTCAGTCAGATCGAAAATAACCACTAACGGGGTGGTAAATATCGCACAAAATATGTTAAAAAATAAGAAAGAATTGAGCATCACAGATGCTACGGCCTTTGCGATATTGGCGACTAAGCTGGTGGCTTGCACCAGACTTACAATAGCCACGGAACTTAAAAAACCTCTCTATATAGCTGCGAATGATGCTGACAACTTGAAAATAGACCCACTATTAACAACAGTTGTCAACACAGCTAGATTCATATACGATGAGAGAGACAACTTGTTAGACCAGGCATTGAATGTGGTTAGCAAGGTGAAAGAAGTTCGAACCGAAATCGTCACTAAATTGGAGGAGAAGGCGGGAGAGTATGCTATCGAGTTGGCCAAAACTATCGACGAAAAAACTACTCCTAATTTCAGCCTGTGGACATTGGTTTTCTTAAGTCTTATCATGAAGATAAAATGGTTTCTTCGATTCATGACTATAGATGGCGATTCTCACGTCATTCGTATAGCTCTTAAATATATTAGTGCAGTGCTGAAAAAGAAATCACCAAGTGTTGCTGTGGCTAATTACGCCAGGAAACTAGGGTTGTTGAAATCTCTGTCTGTTTTGTATAAAAGAAGAGATTTATTGACAAATGAATTATCACTCAATGTTGTTCTTCGTTTGGTGTGGAGACAAGTGTTGTTTGTGGTGTTCGTATTCTGTCTGTTGCCGCTAGTGTTGTGGGGAATATGTTTTATAAAGTGGGGGTTATCATTGTATGTCTTTTTAGCTAAGGTCCTGATTTGCATATGGTATGCAAAGGGAGTTTTGGTTGACAGACTAACGATTTCTCACACTTTATTTGTCGTATTTGCCTGCTGTTATGTTTTTGGGGATTACATAGGTGTCATCGTTCCGTTTGCTAGAGCGGCCGATGCCAATCATAATTTGATAATCTATGGTAATTGCACCCCAAATGATCTGTATCCTATGATTTTAATGTTGACTAACATGTACAGATTAAATAGAATGAGGAAGAACCGAAATGAGAAGTATACGGTGACGAAAATACCCAAGACGCATGAGGACAACAATATTGTCGAGTGCGACGGGCGTCACGCAGAAAGAATGGTTCAAAAAGGTTTTGTCTTAAATGGTCACATAGTGAAGAGGAATTACCCATATAAATTACATAAGTGCGCTAGATGTCAATGTGAAGCCACTTATAGACAATTATCTTGTTTAGCAGCACCAGACACAGAAATTTTGAAATTATTCAGCAAGTTCGTGTCTGAGGAATACGTTCCTTGGTTAATATCCAAAGATGAAGGAACCATAGTGTTCGATGACTACTTAAATTCATTAGAACCTGCCAAAAGGAGAGAATTCTTGGAGGGCTATGAGAGTTATCAAAACGGAACACTAAAGAGAGGCATAAAAATGCACAATAAAACTGACGAGAAAATTGCTATTAATTACTCCACTTTCAAAGTGAAGTCTAGGAACGTCAGTGCTTCGGATGCTTCAGTAAAGGTTATACTGGGCCCACTCATAAATCACATCTCTAAAATATTAAAGAAAAATGATGATGGATATGGAAGTGGGTTGAACAATGAAGAAAGAGCAACGAAGTTTGAAAGATGGTCTGACGAGTTATTGGATTTCAAGGTTGTATGTGCTGATGGTTCTGCTTTTGATTCAACGCAGCACAAAGAAATACTCGAAATAGTAGATAAAGCCATCTACACTCAATTCATATCTCTACACCCAGAGATAGCGGACTATTGTAATGTTAATGATTTAATAGACTTGATTAGTAACTTTGATAATTCTGTTACTTCTGATCATTATACTTACAAAGTCGTGGGCACACAAATGACTGGTGCCATGAATACCTCACAAGGAAATACCACCAGATCTCTCATGTACTTGCGTTTTATATATCATATGATGGGAGAGGACTGGCAAGACCTTCACGTGGAAGCTGCAGGTGATGACACCATAATGTTCTTAGAAGCTGACAAGATTGATAAATTCATAGATACAGCATATAAGTATGTTTACACTAAATCTGAAAAAGTGTGGTCAGTTAAAGAAGGAGAACAAGCTTTCCAAGAAGAACCGGTTGTTCATGGATTGGGCCAAATAGCAAAACTATTTGAGGTCTATGACAACATTTCAGGCGCAGAGTATTTGTCTATGTATTTATTACAAAATCAAGACTCTCAGATAAAGATGGTTAGAAAACCTGAAAGGTTCGTACAACTAACTCCGTTTACATTGTCAAATAATGCGAATAATATAAAGAAATTCCACAGATTGAACGCGGAATTGATGATAGCAGACGCTAATAATATACTAGCTTCTTGTTACGATGTTGAATTTTT